TCTTCTGGTAGACTGTCAGGGCCTGCTCCAGAACTTCCTTGCCTTCAATTTCAATTTTGGCCGGCGTCAGTTTAAAGTCAAAATTTAAGTCAGTCACCGGAATCAGCTCCAAGCTGTCTGTCACATCTTTTGTCTTTGCGGTCATCTAAAACTCCTCTCCCTCCAACAGGTCCATTTCTTGTCCTAGCACTTCGCCAGTTTCAGAATAGACTGATGGTGTAGCTTCTGCTTGCTTATTTGCTTCTCGCTCAGCTGCTTCCTGTTTCATCTGTTCGATTTGCTGCTGTTTGCGAGCTAGCACTTCTTCACGGCTTTCTTGCGGTGTGACATCTTTAATACGGTCAAAAGTCTCCCCGCCGTCATCTTCGGTATACATATTGCCAAGGTCTTCTGGGAATGCTTCACGAAGTGCATTTACTAGAGCTGTTTTCCGTATCATAGTAGCCGGCATTGAGTTCCAAGTGCTCTGACTTTTGTTGTACTCTTTCATGCTGACATAGACTTCAACCGGCACACGAAAATCTTTTCGATAAACTCTAGCCCATCCACCGACAAGTTCGTCATTAGGCAGAACGAGTGCGCCTTTTCTTTCCTCTTGCAAACCGCTTTCGTTAATTACAACAATTCCAGCTTCAAAGCCTTCAAGCTGCGGATTGCGATTTGCTCGTTTTAGGAAAGCTTCTTTTGATACAATCAAGCTAAACTCTGTTCCGCCGTTCTTTTTACGATAGGCGACAATGTAAACCTCGTTGGCTAACGGGTTTAAATCTCGCCCTTTAATGAGCGACAACGCCATCCCAACTTGTTTCGGCGTCAAAAGGTTGTCTGGGTCAAAATACTGTTTGATGTCTTGGGCTGTCCAGTCCATTGTATTGATTGATATATCTCGCTTTGCTTTTTGTGTCGATATTTCATTTGCCATTCTATTTTCTCCTTTTCGTCTGTTTTAAATTCCAATTTTCACGTCTAAGACGCTTGTTTTCTTGGCTCAGTGTCAAGATTCTGTCTTGCTGCTCGTTGATAACTTCGCCCAGCTCATGGCCGAGGTGAATGTACTCAGAGCGCCATTGATCAATTTCTTTCAGTAGGTATGCTGTCATACTTCGTCCCCCACATACACCCACCGTCCAGCTCTATAAATCCAATTGTCGGGATCCGGGCGCTCTGGTTTTTCTTCGGGTGGTGTCGTTAGCCACTTGTCATAATCAAACGGTTCGAGCATAGACTCCCTCCTTTAGTGCCTGGTGGAACTTCACCAAGTCAACTGACTCAACTTTTGATACTCGGCGTTGTGAAGTTCTTATTTGGCCTTTGTAAGCCTGCAGACCTTCCTGGCGCTCTTCTTCATTCCTTGGTAGATAATAGCCATTATGCCCGGCTTGTTTGATTGCCACGATAGGAATACCATCTCGATAGATCAGTCGTTCAATAGCCTTTTCTACAGATCGCTTGCTCAGGCCGAGCATTTGTTCAATTTCCCGCCGTGGTCTCGGCCGATCACTTCCTACAGGAATGGCCTGTAAAATTCGTTTGTGTAATTTATCCATTTTCTTCTCCCTTGTATTTTCGCCAAAGTTTTCCTAACTCCTTAACAAACTTAACCACATCATGTTTCTTATACCATTTCAGGCGTTTGCGCTCGTTAGGCGTGACATGATATAGCAGCGCTGTTTCAAGTTCTGGTATTGTCATGTTTTATCTCCTTTTTGAAAAAATCTAGTCACTATTTCCTCTACTGGCCTTTTGAGAATGTAGGCGCACATGCTAAATGGATTTAGGTGCATGTTCACATGCTCTCGGCACAAGTCCACAAATTCCACATATTGCTTTCGCGATAGCTGCATGTTGAACCATTTAGAAAAAGTGTTCCTGTACTGCTTATACAGAGATTCATTCCCTACGACTTGATCGTAGTTAATTTTAGTCATCTTGCGCTAAGAACTCCTCTCTTGTCAAAATTATTTGTCCTTTCTTCTTCTGGTTTTTCGGATGCTCAGATGACCACTCGGGAATATTCCCAATTGTCAATGGGTCAATACCTCGCTTGTGCTTATTATTATCCTCTTGTGCTTCCTCCAAAGAGTTAAAACCTTTCTCTCTCCAAGATTTCAAAATCTTATTTAGGTAGTTAAAGTTATTAGCTCCTGCATCTTCCGTCAGCTCAATTGCATATTGGATCATTTCGATTGTCATTTTGTCTAAGCCAACATAATCTAGTAACATTTGAGCTTGTCTGTCGTTAAGTTTGATATTGCTTTCTTTGATAATCTGAGAAAAAGATTTTTTTTCATTTTCTCCTCCTGTATAGTTAAGGTTGTTAGCCTTATCTAACTCTAATCTATACTTATCTATCTCTAACTCTAATCTATCCTTCCCTAACCTAACCTGTGTATCCACTTTGTATACATTTTGTATACATTGGTCTAAAGGCTTGGTATTAGCGATTTTTGACTTATCAAATTCAAGCTGTTCTTTTTCTTTTTTATGAATTGTTGATTGGAATCTGTCCGCCTGAATGTAATTGTGAATTCTCCAATGTCGGACAACAACCACTCCACTTTCAAACGGGATAATAAATCCTTTAGCAATCAAGATTTTTACGTCATCATCACTAGCTCCAATCGTTCGTTGGATTGTTTTTACCTTATCGATAAATCCTTCATCGTCTGCTCCCATGTTTAGGTGGAAGTATAAAGCTTGGCTTGACAGAGGCATATCAAGAAAATTGTCTGTTTCTGTTATTTTCTTACTAAACATTCGTCTTTGCGCCATCAATTCTCCTTTCTTTACTTTTTCTTGTTATCGTTCCAGATTGTGCCAACGCAGATTAGAGCAGAAACTCCGAGAATTGACAGAAACACATTGCTGACTTCTCCCGTCTTCGGTAACTCGTTCGCAGGGACCTCTAATTTGCTATCTGTTGCGTTTTTTGGTTCTTCCTTAGCGCCTGGAGCGGGTGGATCTTTTTCAAGCGTTTTAGTCGGTAATTCCGGCTTGGGTTCGTCTGGAATAACCAACTCTGGCAAGTCTAACACAGGCGGATCATTTGGCACTACTCCTCCGTTCCACTCAGGCTTGTCAACTGTAGGAGGGTCTAACGGCACAGCGTCTCCTGTGTACTCTGGAATGTCGTACACTGGAGCTGGCGGGACATCCCAAGAATAAGGGCGGATAGTTCCTTTAGCTGAACCCTTGGCATTTGCCACTGTGATTTCACGCTCAAAGCTATACTCCTGGCCACTTGCTGTGAAGCGTAACACATTCACAGGGTTCTGGAGCTTATTCTTCAAGCGTGTTTTGTATTCCACGCTCACAATGTTAGTCACATGTGGTAGGTTGAACTTGAAGCCATTCTTGTAGAATTGCACATTAGCCTCTGTTAGAGGAATTTCTCTAATCCCTACCCAAGGCTCTGCTGATGATAATTCAAACAGGCGCATTGAACCTTCTACATACTCATTATTATCGTCCCAGGTGTCAGATACGTTCACATCATGAAGATCATGCTTCACAAAGTTTACACGTCCGCCCCACTGGATAAGTGAAGGGTCATCTTTGTCTTGCCAGCCCCATTTAGCCACAATCTCAGTAGGATTTGCCTTGCCTTGAGGCTTAACCTCTGCCTGCTGAACTACTGTGCCATTAAAGCTTAGGTCATATTTTTGTCCTTCTTTAACAACTTCCTTCTTCCACATAGTCGAAAGTGTCATGTCAAATTGCTTGTTGAGAGGGTGCTCCTTAAAGTACCCGTTGAAAGTAGTAGTTACATTCTGTGAGTCATTTGAGGCTACAGCCCGTCCTACTACTTCACCCTCAGGACTAGTCACATCAAACTCCTGTGTGGTAGTCCATTGAAGCTGTTCAGGCAATGTATAAGTAAGTGTATCACCCTCATTGATGTCAACTTCATCAGGGATTTCCGTGTGATATGTTAGGTCTTTATTAACATAAGTCTCAGAAGCTTCTGCATTGTATGTGATTTCAGGTTCTGTGACCTGAATTTGGTTTCCGTCCTTAGCAACTTCACTTGCCAATACATTTGTGCTGATTAGCAAGCCTGCTACAGCTGTTAGTCCTACCACTGATAATTTAATTCCTTTTTTCATTATTTTCCCCTCCTAATATTCAAACGCTGGCGTGATAGCTTTTCTAGCCATAGCTAGAGCGTCCATTTCTGCTTGCCGCTGTTCTTCGTGATACAACCGCATATCTTCTTCGTACTGAGCCACTAGCTCGGCTTCTAAGCGCTCCAAGCGCTCTTTCTTAGCACGTTTGCGTGCGTCCATCCGGTTGCCGTACCAACCAGCGACGAATGCGATGGTTGCGATCAAGACGACGCCTAATACTTGACTTCCTAATGTTGGTTCCATTGTTTTTTCTCCTCGTTGTGTGATATAATTAAGCAAATACTTTTTAGAAGCCTAATCGCTTCGCTAGTGCCTTGTCCGACTCTATCTCGGCAAGGCTTATTTTTTTAGCACGGTAGCGGTTGAGTTGCTTCCATTTCCAGAACTTGCGGAAACCCTCATAGTCTACAAACATCAGCTTGTGCGTCGGATTGAAGACATATTGCTCGAATTCTGCATTTTCTCGCATTTCTTTGACAAATTGCTTTGCCGTTGGAAGTGTCAACCCTTGCCACCTTTGCATTAGATGTTCATAATCTCCGCCTGTAGGTTCTTCCGTTCCGTCAGCTGGCGTATAGATAATCTCTTTTATCTTTACCTGTGGCATCTTCTCCCCTACCTTTCTTCAAAGACGACCCAACTATCAGAGATAGATAGCTTTTTAGTGATCTCAAGCTTCAGGCTGTCGCTTCCATGCCCTTCTTTGATTAGGCGGTTTATTGTAGCTGGCTTTACTCCGATAACTGTCGCCAGGTCTGATTGACTCCAACCTTTTTCATTGAGTCGACGCTTTACCAGCTCAATCCATTTTTTGTGTTGTTGACTCATGTTTTCTCCTTTCTTAATTAGAAAGTTAAAGAAATAGTAAATTATTTTGTTATATCGCTTGACAGATTTTACACTAAGGTGTAAAATGTAAGCATGATTAAAAGACTTGATAAAACGTTATATCTATCAATTCAATGCGCTCGCCAAAGCTATTTAATTTTTAGATAAGTTTTTACAAGGTTTTTTATTAAATCTTTAACTTACAAAAACTATTTTAAATTATTTGTTTAATTTTGTCAATACTTTTA